ATTATGTGATATAATGTCTGCGCGCAGGACCAATCGTATAAGAAATACCGCGTCTCTGAAACCCTTACGGACACTACGTTTCCGAGGCGCGCGCTGATAGTATTATAACTTTTAGTTATAAGTCGGAGATGTTGTATTGATAAGAATGATGTCTAAGTTATTGATTTGTAGTTCTTCGGTGTCCAGTCTACTGGTTCAAAGTCTTGTAAGTACTTCAGTCTTAGTCTTATGTGAATCATGTCGTTGATACAGTTGTCATCATATCTATGCTGTAGTTGTAATAACATCTCTTGTAACTTGGCTTGATTCTTATTGTTGTATGTCACTATAAGCTCTTTCTTAAGCTCATGATGTTCTACTGTAGTGTACTCTCTTATCTCGCGTGATGACCCATAGTACTTGTCCCATTGCTTCTCAGGCTTGCACGAATACCCTATGTAGTATCTGCCATCAGGAAAATAAGTACAATAAACTCTGTGTTCTTTCTTCTGGAGAGTCTTTTTCTTTCTACGTTTCACTAGCGGCTTCGTTCTTTCGATCAAACGCGTCTTTTTGAGACTTTTTTGGTGTTCTAATTGGTAAACCTTCGAAACCTATACTCAGTAAGACTTTCGAGACACCTGGAAGAAATTCTTCGAACTTTCTTCTCTCATTCTCTTTATACAGTTCAGTCTCTTTAATGATTTTCGATATATGTTTGACCATCTTGTATAAATTCTCGTTGTTTGGGTTGACTATTGTGAAAGTTCTTGATACCTAGTCTAATCATGTGTCTTATAAGATCACTTCTATTGAAATCTTGATTCTTACACCAATCATTCTCTAAGATTTCATCTAACATCTCTATAATTCCTACTTCAAATCGTAGATTAACACTTTCAGTATATCTTTTCATGTTTCGTATTCTCTCTCGATATCTGATGGATTGTCTTCGTAGTCTCTCTCGATATCTGATGGATTGTCTTCGTAGTCTTCTATATTTTCAGACGTAACTCGTTGGCTCTTCGAGTTATTGACTGTTGCGCCGAATACTTTTTGTTCGTGTCTGAGTTGACTATCGTTTTTGATTCTTCTTACTTCTTCACCTAACTGTTGATCATTAGGGAAATCATCACATAACTCTTTTAGTTCTTTGATGCCTAAACTCTGATGTTCTTTGTTTCGTACTCTCATGTTATCTCCATAGAAAATCTGTAACTCTACTCATATCATTGTGATTAACACAAATACATTTCATACTTTGTTTAGTTAATCCGTCACAATATTCTATGAGTCCATACTTGTTACAGTCTAATGAATATTTAGTCTCGTCAGCACTGCGTGTTATTGACTGTTCGGTGCGACACAAATACGTTCCCTCTTTATCTGTATAACAGAGTCCTGGTAGTACTTCTAATGGGGAACATGATGTCAAGAGTAGTGTTAAGAGCGAAATACAGACGATTAGAGAGCGTTTAAGAGTAGAGTTGATTGATGACATTAGTTCAATAAGGGTTCTTGATCGTAATCTATACGTTCTTCTCTTGGCAGTATTTCACCACTACAAAAGACACAATATTGTGGAATGTATTCAACTCCCATCTCATGTTTGACTTCGAATATGGAACCACATTCTTCACAAGTCATATCTCGTTTGTCAAAGTAATCAATCATGTTAAATTAAAGTAAATTACTCCACTACATGAGACAAAGTATAAAACACTACTGATTATGAATATAATCTTTAAGGCTTTGTTCATACTAATCTCGATAGTGCAAATATGCATAATGATATACACACTAATAAGAATCCGAAAACCCATCCAATGTGAAATTTTTTATTCATTATTCTATTCCATCTTTCTTTCATATTATCTCCTTATAATTTAAATTGTTCAAACGTATCTTCCTTGATGTCTTGTTTGATTCCCCCTATTATATATGACTCTATTTCAGTCTCTTGTGGGGCGTTCTGTAATCCTCGACTAGACAACCAATGTTGAGTCCATGGTAGTGGATTTGTTCGTATCGGTCTGTCGTATAGTGGATCAAGTCCTATGGCTCGTAATCTCTTGTTAGCGATCCATTCTACATAGTTCCCTAGTAATGTTTCAGACAGTCCAATCATAGATCCGTCTTTCATTAAGTACTTTGCCCATTGTTTTTCTTCTTCGACTGCCTCACTATACATTTGATAGACTTCATCTTCACATTGTTTCATGACTTTCAACATCTGTTTATCTTTCTCGTTGTTTTGATAGTTCTTGATAATGTGTTGGGTGATGGCGAGATGTTGAGACTCATCTCGAGCGATCAGAGAAATGATCTTTGCAGATCCTTCCATAAGTCTCAACTCTCCAAAACCGAATGAACAAGCGAAAGACACATAAAATCGTATCCCTTCTAGTATATTGATACTGATTAACATCTTATAGAATCGTTTCTTGAGTTCGTGTGTGTTTCTTTTAGTTCGTTTAGCGTAGTCAATGAAATCATCATAACATTTAGTGACTGATTCAGCTCGACTGATTATCTCTTTTGTGTCTAGTATTGTATCAAACACTTCACTTGGATCAGGATATAGATTCTTCATGATGTAAGTATAACTACGACTATGAATAGATTCCATGAAGTCCCATGCAATGATACAACCTTCAAGTTCTGGAATACTTGCATGAGGGAGTAACGCTAACGCTGGTCCTCTCCCTTGTACACTATCTAACATTGTCTGATATTTAAGATTGGCTGTGAATATGTGTTTTTGTCCATCATCTAGTGATTGATAATCATTTCTGTCTTTCTGTAAACTGACTTCTTCTGGTCGCCAGAAGAATCCCAACTGTTTTTGTGTTAGTTTGTCAAATATGGGATACTTGAAATCATCATATCGTTGTGTGTTGAGTTGTTCGCCAAAGAACATTGGCTGTTTGAGAGTATTGACTTTCTTTTTATTGAATATCGTCATATCGCACAAGCACCCGATTCACAATCATCTTCAAGTTCTTCTTCCATCACAAGTGAAACGGGTTCTTCTGCTACTTCATCTTCTGTTTTACTGTCGTATGTGTTTTGATAATAAACTGTCTTCCATCCATACTTGTATGATGTCAACATATCTTTCGCCATGACTGATAATGGAACTTCATTGTTCTCATAGTTCTCTGGATTGTATGACCAATTTCCACTGATAGACTGATCAAAGAACTTTTGCATGATCGCTACTATTTTGATGTATCCCTCGTTGTCTTTCATGTCCCACAATAGAGTATAGAAGTTCTTTAGATAGGGATAACCGGGAACTATTTGTTTGAGTGGTCCTTTCTTACTTTTCTTAATTGAGAGATAGTCTCGTGGTGGTTCTATTCCATTAGTCTCATTAGAGACCACTGAGGAGCTCTCAGAGGGCATCTGAGCTGATAACGTAGAGTTTCTTACTCCATGTATCACTAGTTCTTCTCGTAAACTTTCCCAATCACACTCATATTCTGGTTTGACTATTTCATCAACATCTTTCTTATAATGATCAATAGGCATCTGTCCACCAAAGAACTTAGTCTGATTCCATCCATCACAATCTCCCTTTTCTTTCGCTAGTTCAACACTAGTCTTGAGTAAATTAAACTGAAAATGTTCTGTTAGTCTATGAACTAGCTTAAATGCTTCTTCATCATCATATTTGACTTTGTTCTTAGCTAAGAAATGAGCAAGACCAATGTATCCAATTCCTAAACTTCGTCTTTTCTTAGTTGATAACTCAGCTGCTATCACTGGATAATGTTGATAATCAATTACTTCATCTAATGCTCTTACTGCTAAGTCACACAACTCTGGCATTTCTTTAAAATCATTAGACATTTGACCAACATTAATCGCTGACAATATACATAAGGCGATCTCTCCTTCTTCATCTCTCTGACTAGTCAATGGAGTTGTTGGTAGTGTAATCTCTTGACATAGATTTGACATATTGATCTTAGCTTCATCTTCAAAGAATGAACTATGACTATTGCAATGATCAATATTCATGATATAGATACGACCTGTCTCTGCTCTCTCTTTGAGTAATTCCATAAAGAGTTTTTGTGCATTCACTTTAGTCTTAGGGATTGAATAGGCTCTTTCATACTTCTCATACATTTCATCAAATTCTTCTGTTCCATACGCGTCATATAGACCAGGTACTTGATGTGGTGAGAACAAACTGATGTCTTCATTCTTTAGAAATCGTTCATAGAATAGTTTCGATATCTGAATTGAGTAGTCTAGTTTTCTGACTCTGTTATCTTCTGATCCCTTATTGTTCTTAAGTACAAGTATGTCTTCTATTTCTTGATGCCAAATAGGGAAATGAACTGTTGCACTACCACCTCGTACGCCGTTTTGAGTACAGCAACGGACTGTCGATTCAAATTTCTTAAGGAATGGAATAACGCCTGTGTGTTGGACCTCTCCTCCTCGAATCTTTGAACCCAAGCCTCGTATCCTCCCAGCATTGATACCAATTCCCGCACGCTGAGCAACATAACGACCAATAGCCATATCAGAACTGAAAATACTGTCGAGGCTATCGTCGCAATCAACAAGAACACAAGACGCAAACTGGCGTAAAGGAGTTCTAATACCGGCCATGATCGGTGTCGGAATATTGATTTTAAATTGTGAAATTGCATCATAATATTTTTTAACATAGTTTAACCTCGTTTCTTTTGGATATTCTTTGAACAAAACTGCAGCGATCAACATATACATATACTGTGGTGATTCATACAATTTACCTGAACTTCTATCTTGAACAAGATATTTGTCAACTATTTGTCTGAGTCCTGCATATGTAAATAAGAAGTCTCTGTCATGTTTCATGTAATCATCTAGTTTTTCCCATTCATCATCATCATAATATGTGATAAGTTTTTCATCATAAACACCATAATTGATATTTCTAATGACAATATCTTGTAAAGCGGGATAAATTCTAGAATGTTTCCATTTAGTGTTGAATACGTTTTTTCTTACTTGAAATAGTAAGAGTCTTGCTGCGACATATTGATAATTTGGACTTTCTAATGATATTAAGTCTGCGGCAGATTTAATCAATATGCTTTGAATCTCTTTAGTGGTCATTCCATCATAAAATTGTAATCCAGAATTCATTTCGACTGATGATTCAGACACACCAGCAACATCATCACATGCTGCTTCCACCATTCTATGTACTTTCTCTAAATTTATCGGTTGTGATGAGCCATCACTTTTGATCACCTGTGCTTCATTGTCACCCACTAACTCTACTCCAATCACTCAAGGCCATTCTTGCTTTTAGACCTGAAAATTTATTCTTGTTTATTGTATCTTCTATAATATTTGATGATAATCCATTCAAAATCATATCATTTATATCTTTTTGTTTAATTGTCTTAGGCCATATACAAACTGTAAATCCATCTTTTATAATATGTGATAGATGTTTCACAATCTCTGGATTTCTAGGTTCATTATCAAACACAATTACTGCCTGTTCAGCAGGGACTATTGTATTTAATTTTGAGAAATCGCTTCCAGCGACTGCAATGGCATTAGGTAAAAATAAACTGTCAATAGGACCCTCTGTAACGTAAACTCTCTTATTGTAATCGACTGTTCGTAAGCCGTAAATGAGTGGTTGTTCTTCATCAAATTTTAATGTTAAATATCTTAGTTTGTTGTCATTCAGAGCCCTACCTGATACCCCGATCAATTTTCCCTGTCTTGTATAGAACGGAATCACTAATCGTGGATCATTTCCAAATACTCTTTCTTTATACTTATAATCTAACTGACTTAGAGATTGACAATTTTCAATGTAGTACAATTCATCCCATTT